CCAGGTCATCCGTGTCGTAGCGCTGTGGGCAGAGTGCCTGATTCTCTTCTTCTCGCCAATCAGGTATCACCTCACAGTGTTCAGGCAACAAAGGTCTGCTGTCGGAATCTTCATACAGAGCTGGCAAGTCAACAATCGTCCAGTTCTCTCTGCCCTTTTCGCTGACATTCTTCTCATTCTCCAGCAGCTGCCCGATCATGTCATTTTCGGACCATCGGGTTTGAATAACAACAATCGAACCTACATGTGGCTCAAGTCGTGTGTACAGAGTTGATGTATACCAGTCATTAAGTTTTTGCATAAGTCGATCTGACTCTGCATCTTCCCTGTTTTTGACTGGGTCATCGATAATCAGCAAATGGCCTGAGCGGCCCGTGATTGCGCCCCCGACACCTGCAGCCCATAGCCCGCCACCAGCTTCAGTACCCCAGGCATTGACCGCCTGTGAGGTTGGATTTAAAAGGCCTCCACCTTCTCTGTAAAACTCTCTGGCTTTACGACTGAATCCTTCTGCAAGTTCTGCTGAGTAAGAACTGACTCCGACGAAGCGATCAGGATGAGCCAACAGGTAAGCAGCAGGAAGAAGCTGTGACGCAAGAAGAGACTTTCCGTGTCTTGGTGGGACTTGTAGGATGAGCCGCTTACATTCACCTGTGATGACTTTTTGAAGCTGTTTGATGACCTCTGCATGAAACTTGTAAAACTTGTATTGAGGAAAAACCTTCCGGATGAATTTCCAGAAGACAACATCTTTGCCAGGACCTTTGTCGGCCTTCTTGGCCTTTACTGCCTTGACAAGATCTTGCCCCTGGGCAGCCCTTTCGAGATAATCACGACCTAGTTTGGCAGCCATCAGTCTTCATCCAAAGGGATTTCGTACACATCGACCTCTTCGAGTTCTTGGCGGGCTTCCTCAAGCTCAGTCTCAACAACCTGCATGAGTTCATTGACACCAAGAGACGTTGCCCAAGCTTGCCGGCCAGAATCGCTGATATTTGCAGCTGCACGCATCAGCCCTGAAACCAGACCCATGGGGATGTCTTCCCCTTCTGCCTCAGCCTTGGCAATACGTTTTTGGATGATGTTCATCAGATCGGAGCTGACCCCCATCATCAGCTTTGCCTGTTCCTCATTGGCCTCACGAAACTCTTTGATGGCATCTCTGTGCTTGTTTCGTTCGATCTTGTTTGCTTCCTTAAAAGCCAATGTCAGCTGTTGCTTGTCAAAGGCTGCAGCCCTGCGCTCCCAGTTGTACTTCTTGTGCCAGCCTGACAGGGTCATAACTCCATGCCCGGTAAATTCCGCAGTGGCAGTAATCGTTCTGTTGCCGCCGGAATTCATGTAAAACTGAAATGCACGATATTGCTCTGCGGATTCATGTCTGCCAGCTTCTGCAACTACGTAACCCCTTGTATGCGCCCAGATGGGACCTGGTGCAACTTTTGCTTTGTACTCCTTCCAGGAGTTGGGATCACTTGACATAACTGACATCTCGTCTGGTTAGTGTGCCGATTCGCCCCTTTTCTTTCTACGACAGGTAAGACAGACGTCTACAAAGCTATGGTCATCTTCTTCGCTGATAAAGTACTCAGCAAGCTTTAGGGTGTTGCATTCAGGGCACCATCTTGCTGGCATTACTTTATTGATAAGGTAATTCTTTTGCATTATGGGAAATCGATCTCGAAGGCATTCATTTGTTTAATGAGTTGTTGCGCAGGAGGGTTGGCAAGATATTCTGCCACCGCGCTACTGGGCTGACATAATCCAAGCTTGCTTGCTCTTTCAATACCTCCGAGCATTAAATTAATTTTGTTATCCAATATGCCTCTAATCAGGCCAGTATCATGGTCATGATCAACAACGATATCTTTTGTTTTTTGCCCACTCAAATTGCAAACTCCATTTGATAATATTTCTAATGCCATAATCGTTTCTGGTGTTAAATTTTTATCACTACATCCGTTACGTTTTAAACGAGATCTTCTCTGCCTGTAATAAGATAAATTCCTGGCTTCCCTGTTTTGTTTCCTTTTTTCTTTCTTTCTTTCATTGTTGCAATGCTTGCAATAGCTCTGCTTACCATCTTTTGCTCTTTTGTATTCATTGAAATTATCTAAAGGCAAAACGTTTTTACACTTAGCGCATTTCTTGTGGCCGGCAGGAATCTGGTCACTCATTTCAGCTAAAAGATGCTTCGTAAACAGCAGGAAGGTTTTTGCGCAGAATTTCTTTTACGTCCTGGGCAATCATCCGATGCTCAAGTTGGGTTTCAATACCAGCTCGAATCTGTACGTAATGAATCCAAGAACGGATGCTGCCAGACATGTAAAGACGTGTCGGTGTTCCCAGGGGCAGGATGCTGCGAGCGCATTCCTTAGCAACACCTTTTGACAACAGGTACTCGTAATAGTCAAACGAAGCGTTGTAAAGCTGCTGGATCTGCAACTCCATAAACCCTTTCATCTCTGGGTCGAGATCATCATGACTAGCCTGCTTGTTCTTATTGTCTTGTCGACGCAGGTGAGGCATGCCTACAGCACCAAGCTGATCAACAGATGAATACCTTTGAGAAAACTCCTGGTACGAAAAGCTGCGATGCCTAAGCACTTGTGCTGCGATTGCACGAGTTGTATTGATCTCAACTTGCATGGTTGCCATTTCAAATGGACTCCAATGCTTGTGCTTGATCAGATACTTGACGAGCTTGGCAGATGTTTCATGGTTGCCTTGATTCTTGGGATTAGATACCCGTGCCATGTAAACGATTTGCTTTTCAGCATCAGGCGTAATACTTACAAGATGGGCGCTGTGACGTTCTTTATTCATTGAAGTAGGGCACATCAAAAAGGGTCCGGCTCGTAAGCAAATCCAGGCGGAAATTTAAACTGCTTGTACCAACCAGGGTAGGTAAGAGTCCTAAGTTTTGGCTCACGATTTGGCCAATTCCCAAGGTCAGAGCACATGTTGTAGATATACATGGCAGAATCACACTTCCGCATAGCCTCTTCCATCATGTACTTGTCGACTTCAAACAAATCGACCGTATAAGGAGCCTTCCTTTCTACAGCAGCAAAGATAAATCGAAAGGGTTTTCCGAAGGCAACCTCAGCAGCCCTTGCATAAAAAGCCGCTTGAAAGTCGTAGCCGAGTCCCACAACCTTTTTGGTGAAAATTTCAGGCTCTACGGAGTCAGTGGTCTTAAGGTCAAGGACAATACCTTCGTCAATCAAGACACGATCTAGCCGAGCTTTGCAGGGAACGCCACTCCATTCCCAATAGATCGAAACCTCATTGTGTTTAATGTAATCAGCCTGGGCAGGGTCAAACCAATCAAGCCTCTGCAGTGACTTGTACATTCCAATCACAGAGTTCCAAGGATCATCCTTGCCGCCGCAATTAAGAACTTTCTTCTTGCCGACTTCGGCTTTCCATGCCTTGCCTTCTTTTGTGGAAAGGTTCAGCCCGTCTGGTTTGCGGATATATTGAGCATCAAAAGCCTCCTCGCCATCAAGCGCAATCGCGTGCAGAGCAGTACCCATCTCCATCGCTGGAGTTGGGATGAATTTATTGCTTAGTGCCGCCTTGTAATGTGCAGGGCTATCTAAGATCTTTTTCAGGCTTGACTGATTGACACCGTTCTCGTTCCGATACTTGTGATCGGGCTGGTTATAGCAAACAGTAGCCACGTCATGACAAGCGCTGTAATCAAAGTGTAATGACTGTAATCAAAAAGGAATTAGCTCGCAGATGGTAATCGACCACCTTGAATCCTTTTGACTACTCTTGACCCAACGGACCTCAATCTCAGGAATGATTGATACCCTGTCGTCTACCCATAGCAAGCCATTTGCACTGTCCATCAGCGCACCAATGATATTGTCCGCATCTGCTCTAGCCTCACCTTGAATATTCAAGATAAGACGCAAAGGCCCTTGCAATGGCTCCTGGTGCCACTGTTCCTTTAGCTGTCGCTTCATCTCTTTTTGCTTGTCTTTGTAAGCCTTCGGCATAAATGTGCCCTTGCTGGTGACACGCGGCCGTGCTTTAGAGAACAAAGGCATATTGACGACTAAGTCGTAACAGTTGACGGTATCCAACTTTCAAAAGCGTCTTGTCAAGAATACCGATCCAACGTCTCACCGTAATAACGGATTACCTCGTCATGAAGATCCGATCCATGCTGGACTAGTGCCTCGTATTTTTTGTGCATTTTGATTTCGCGCTCTAAATACCAGGCAGCTTTTTTCAAGTCACTTACGGGGCAGTTGCCTTTTCTTCCAGCCCGACTGACATACTTGACTACATTGCCAAGATTAAAACCCAGCTTCCAATCTTCGATTGCATCTATAGGTTGCACCAAGCGGCCCTCAGCATAATGTGAAGGGTTGTTGATCTGGTCGTCGTTCATTTTTTCTCTGATGGTGTTTTAATGTTCCGGTTGTCTCGAATGACTCTTTGTTGCTGCTTTTTAGATAGCCAAACAGATACACCTTCTCTTTGCCAGTATAAAACTTTTGCTTTTTCCCAGCCGGCTCCCATGAAGACATAAACCTCTTCGCCTTTGCGAAAAGAACGCATGGGCAACGGTTTTTGCTTCATCCACTCTGCTGCCTTAAGTGCTGAAGGTTTGGATTTTATGGTGCCATCTTTCAGGATTCTCATTAGATACTCATCTTGATATTGTTAGGAAGGCTTGCATTAAGACCCGATACAGCCTTGATGATTTCGTGCAGGTACTTATGGTTCTCCCCTGAAGTTAACTCCCAATCATCTGTATTTGCTCTGTAAATCAATATGCCAGAAGCAGTCATGTCGCCAATAACTTGCTCGACCAGCCATTGTGCTCGTGTGATGTCGCAAGCCTCTTCAGAACAGTCTTCCCACCCAGTAAGCAATTCCCATGTCCCGCAGACGGGAGTGATTGCTCCGATGACATGAGAAATCTTGACGTAACCTTGAAACAACAAAATCGCCCAAACAAAAGCCCGCACATTTGCAAAGGTCAAACTTGGAGTAACGTCATGAAGCAACCCAACAGTGCCTGGGCAAGCAATTGATTCATTCAGGTCCATGGCGTAAATGCTTTAGTAAATAGTTCCAAACAATAAAAAAGCCTCCCGAAGGAGGCCTTGCTTCAGAACGGTGATGCGCTTGATCCAGTGTCTTTGTAGGGCTGGTTGACCCGAGCGTCTTTGACGTCAAGGTAGACCTTGTCCTTCCACACACGCTGTACAAGTTGTCCCGTCACAGACACAAAGTCGCCACGTTCAATGCGATCCGAAAGAAACTCAGCCTGTTTGCCTGTGACTTGCACCGAGTAAAACTGGCCAGGCTTATCGTCGCCTTTGAAATAGAAGTACTCAGTGTCACGAACACTGAACTCAGCCACTTTGTAGCTAGGAGTCAATTCGCGAATGGTGACCGGGCTCTGGCCTTCTTTACAGACAACAGTCCCAGAAACAGTTGCTTGTGCCATTAATAGTGGATGAATGGTTTACTACATTTTAGCGAGTTAGGTATGCAGCCCACATGTCACGTTTATCTTTGTCCATTTTTAAGGCCAGATGCCGCATTCTTTGTACAGCAGCTTTTTTCATGCGACGAGCGTCATCTTTTTTGATGCCAACAGCACGGGCAGCGCTATCGATACGACCTAAACGACCATAGGCTGAGATCAGCTCTGCAGTTTTACCATGTATCCCAGCCTTGTCCATAAAGTCCTGCAAGAGCTTTGCATAGTCAGAAGTAGGCTCATTGCTTATCAGCTTGTTTTCATCTGAAATCGTTTCAATTCTGCAAAGCGGATCGCTGTGACGTGATGTACCGCCGCCATTTGGTTGACCACTCTTGACAACTTGATCAAGTGAGCCGACGTCCATAGATGCCATAGCTGATTGCAGTACACGTGGATTTTTTGTGCCAGTAGCAAAATCTGCAATTTCACCAGTCTGCTTGTAATGAACTGCAGCTCGCCAAGTTCCTTCAGGAATGTAGACAACATTCTGTAAGACGTGACCCTGACGAGAGACCGCCTGGCGGATCCATGGGATTGCATAAGTACTGAATGCATAGCCTCGTGTTCCGTCGTACAGCTCAGCTGCCCTGCGAAGGCCCGCATATCCGGCCTGTAAAAGATCAGGGATCTCATTGCTGTGTGCGTGAAGGCTCTGACGCTTTCTTACGTAAATGTCAACGACCTTCTTTATGAGCAAAAGATTGTGCTGAGTGATCTTGTTGATAATCCTCAGGTACTTCTGATCGTAGGCAATGTCATTCTTATCCAATGCATCTCGCCTTTTGGCCAAAGCGATAATCTCTGCCTTGGGCAGAATTGGATACCTGGCGGCTTGATCAAGCCATTGAGCGACGGAGTCTGTTTGCAAGGGATTGATCGTCAGCACTGAATAATTATGAAAGGCCTGAAAGGGGCGTCAACCCCCTTCAAGCGAAATGTCAACAATTACTCCCGAAAAGTATTGACAAAAACTTAAGAGATCACCATTGACTGGCAGTGGTTTGTTTTTCCTGAGGCGCAGCTGCTCCGTACTTGGCGTTCAAGGCCTCCCCAGTGGTCTTCTGAAGTGTCTCCAAGCCCTTGGCGAAAGCTCCGTTGAGCTTCTCTACCAAAGTGTCAATTACGACCGTGTTCACGCCCATCTTGGTTGCTGCATCACGGAACGTTGCTTCGGTAGGGCTAGACCCCTTGGCACCCGCCGCAGAGGGGGCCTGTTGGCGAGTAGGAATAGCTGTTGCCTGTCCTGCCTTTTTTTCATCGACCTCTGAATCGCTGTGATATCCGGATTCCATCGGCATCTTGGCCCAAAGCTCAAAGGCAAGCCCAAACGACATAGCTGCTGCCATGCACATGCCGCGCCGCTGAGTGTCTGTGATGTCGCGTGACGTAATGCTGTCAAAATCGATTGACTTGTTGCGATTGTCCATTACCGCCTGCGGTACCGCCGGGATTGTTGTTCCGTCCTGGTGCTTGAAACCGATCAGCAGGTAGCCGCCAACGGGAGAGCGATGCAGTAGGCCGCCGTCTGCAGCCGGGATGTAATCAACCATCCAGCCAGGAGCTTCTCGGTGGAGCAGGTTGATTGTGCGAGCCCAATTGATGTAACTGGCTTCAAAGCGTCCGGTGCCGATCTTGTCAACAAGATCACTTGTTGCGACTCCTGCCAGGTTTGGGACTTCAGCCATCGGTGCAATCAGAAAATCTTTTTCGATCGTAGTGAGTCACTTGTCCAGGGACTTTCTTGCCTGGTTGCGTTTTTGTTTCAGGTCAGTATCCGCCCGTACCTTTTGGTGCTTCTTGCGCCATTTTCGGTTTTTCCAGAGCGAGTAGTCGGTTGGGTTGTCCCGAATGTAGTGCGTCCGAAAGGCGGAGAGGTACCAGCGGGGCCAGAGACCGGTGCCTGCGATGAGACGCCAAATCTCAGGTTCTCGCTCCGGATTCCAGAGCATGATTTTCCCGATGGCTTTTCCACCGTTCTCGTAGGCCGCCCTGGACTTGGCCTTCCATCCCCGTGGTTTCCTAGTCACGCGTGGTACTTCAACGTGTATTTCATATGTATTTCATATATAGAGGGATTGTCATTTTGATGATCGAGAGTTGTCATTTTGATGATTTTCGGGTTGTCACTTTGATGATTGAGCCGGTTGTCATTTTGATGATCGGGTTGTCATTTTGATGATCGGCGGCTCTGTGGAAAACCTGTGGAAACAGCTGAGAAAAGGTTGTGGAAAGTCTGTGGAAAACGTTTTTTCTGTTTGTCGATGGCCATCTAGTTCTTATTTGAGACTATCAATAAGATAAGTTAAAAGGTGTGTAAACGAACACAAAGCCCCAAAAAGCATCACAGCCTCCTTGACAGCTTCGTTAAGGCATGTACTTTCCGGTTGCCGCCCCCTGGCAGACTGTTTTTACTGAGCAAAGCAAGGCTTCCAGAAACAGTCCGACGCACCCACACACCTTTCTCTCGCATGCGTATCGCCGGACCATGTACGACGGCTAATTACACTGTCGTGCCTAACGAAATTCTCAACGGAGATTGGCCTGCGTCCCTAAAAGTGACCTGGATGCAGTTGCTTAGCCTTTGCAGAAAAGACAAGGAGGTATATATTGAACGAGGCAAAAAAGGCTGTGCAGGTATACTCGGCATACCGTATAGTAACTTTCATCGATCATTTACCCGATTGATTGAGCTTGGAGGTATAGGGATCGCTGATGGTATTGTACAGATTAAAATACCTGATGAAAGTTATATTCAAGTTGTAGATGTTGTCAGCAGTAAGTCTAACTCTGAGCCCAAAAAGAAAGACCCAGATACTATTCTAGAGGCCATAGATTCTCAGCCAAGAAGAAAGCCAAGCGGCATAACTGCAAAAGAGAGCTGGCAACAAGTTAAAGAAGTATGGGATAAGAAGAAGCCAGAAATGTACTTGAACATGAAAGAAACCATCGATAAAATTGCCTTCATTGGTTTAGAAACACAGGCTAAAAGGCTTGGCATATCTAGACCCGACTACCCTAAATTTGTCGAACAAGTGTTAGCAGGATTATGCCAAGATAAATGGTGGCCAACAGGCGGAAACTTTAGGCTCGGCAGTGTATTTGGCACCCGAGACATACCCGATAAAAAGTTTCTAGCTGTAGAGCAGTTTTACAGGGCAGGCGCAGATCATATGAAGCCAAGATTTGACAAGAAGAACAAGCAGCATTGGTTAGAGTGGTATCAATCGTATGATTCTCTCATAACATCTGTAGAGTTTATATCCTTTAAAAATAAAGAAGAACAGGAGAGATACTACGATGATCCAGAGAATCCTGAAAGGCCTGAAGACACTGCTCAAGTCTTCTTTATGGATTCCGATCCTAACCCGATAGCATGGACTTATCGAGGTCAAGCGCGTTTCCTCTACATCCCTGATTTCCTATGAGCTTTTTCCCAAGTTACATTCAGCACGCTGTAGAGCTTGGCCTGCTCCAAGAAACAGATGGCAAAATCACTGGTGTCTCAGAAGAATCATGTGAGACAATACTTGGGATAAGTCGTGTTATTGAAAAGATACAGCCTACAACAATTGTCAAGAACGAAACTACAACAGATCAGGAGTCAATAATCCTAACCAGGGTGCTTTCATCCCCTAGCGGCGTAGCCCGTGAGCTTTGGTCACAACTCAGGATTAGCCTTGGTGTGGCACATGACCAGTCAGTACCCCTGTCCTTGTGGTCTACTAAAACGTTTAGAGCGATCGGGAACGAGATTGACTTTACTTTTTTAGGCGAAAGAAACTCAGAACTTATTAGCCGCAAATCGTTGTTGCACGAATACCAATCGCTGCCAAATAATTCTCAAGGAGTTTCTTTTGATGTCTTTAAAGAAGCAGTAGATCGACTAAGTAATCCAAGTTCTATGGATGCATACGGCGATGCCGCCTCTGAGTGGGGTGTTGCTCTGGACCTTTTGAGGCAGGCACGAGTCAAGTCGATTTACTCCGAAACTATGCATTCTGTTATGCAGGCGCATAGAGCTGATACCAAGATGGAGAAAACGATCGAGTTTCAACAGTCAAAATTGATGGAGTGCTTGGGTATGCTTCGCGGGTCAATTGGCCAGCAAGGTAACGCCAAAACAATGGGAGATATGCTATTTGGTAATACCGGCAGGCCAGGCCTGATAGATAAAGTCCTTAAGGCGGAGGACGTCATAAAACCAGTTACTACAACAATACCGGCAATGGATTTAGACATGGAAGGAGGTGTCTATCCACCTGGGACCATATTTACTGGTGGACGACTGTTTACTCTTGCGGCTCGCACTGGTGTTGGTAAAACAATTCTGGGCGTAAATGCTGCTGTCGGCCTTGTCAAGGGTGGACTAAAGGTTGGGTTTGTATCTGCAGAACTTGATGAAGATGAAATTTGGACAAGGATCAGTGCATGCGCTACTAAATTGTGTAATACTAATTTTCAAGGATGGTCTACCGTGGGAGATATCAAGCAACCTGAGTCAGGTAATCGTGGCAAAGTAGCTAAAAATCTCGAAAAAGCGGTAATCGCCTTAAAGGAAGGCGGTGGCGAGTTGTTGGTTGAAGCGCCCTGGGGCGCAGATGTGGATACAGTGATAACCATTCTACGCAGCATGAAGGCTAAGATGCCTGACCTAAGAGCTGCAGTTCTTGATCACTTTCACTGCTTGGCACGTCATAAAGGTGCGCCACCAAACGATTCCAGCATGATGGAAGATCGTGCATACAAATTGATGACTGCAGCAAAAGAACTTGGCATCGATCTTATTGTTCTTGCTCAAATGAATCGTGTTGGCATGGACTCTTCGTCTAGTGATAACCCTCCTACTCTTGATCAGATTCGCGGTACTGATGCTTTGGCACATGTAAGCCATGCTGTCTGGATCGTGAGGAAACATAAGCCAAAGCAGCAAGAAGGCAGCCCTGCCGATACATCAAATAAAAAACTAGAGTTTTGGCATGCAAAGATTCGTGGTCGCCAGGCGTACTGGAATGGATCTAAAATCAAAGGCTTGAAGCACAGTGTCGAAGTCTCTGAGCTGGAAATGGACTACCCAATGTCATCAGTGATGGAGGACAAGACTCGTCATCAGGTAAACTGATATTACAGTAAGTGATATCATGCAGAAAAAGCTTTTCAAGTTTGTCAGCAATGCATCCGTATTTTCGCTGAAGGTTCTTGATAACA